TATAGAAGGCTTTAAAAAGCATTTAATCAACAAAGGTCGTTCTGAAAATTGCATTGACACATATGTAAAAGGTGTTGAATTATTTTTTCGGCAATACGCAACATTAAACTCGGAAAACCTTTCAAAGTATGAGCAGGAACTGAAAAACAAATGGAAGCCAAAAACTGTTAATCTAAGAATTTGCGGAATGACAGCTTATATGGAATATGTCGGATTTAAAGACTATCAATTTCATCGAGCGAAGGAACAGAAAAGAACATTTTGCGACAACGCAATAAATAAGGAACAATATGAACATTTAATTTCCTGGGCAAAAGATAATTCTCAAAAGGTATGGCTAATTACAAAAGTTATAGCAGGTACAGGAGTGAGAGTATCAGAACTGGTCAATTTAAAAACTGCAATGCTTGAACAAGGATATGCTGATATCATAGGAAAAGGAAACAAGCAACGAAGAATATATTTTCCGGACAGGCTCATCAAAGACATTAAAAATTACTGTGGAAAAACTTACATCATAGAAAACCGTTTTGGAGGACAAATGACATCCAGAGGAGTTTCTTCTTTGCTCATCAAAGCAGCACCAAAAGCAGGTGTTCCAAAAGAAGTAATGCATCCGCACTCTTTTAGACATTTTTTTGCAAAGGAATTTTTAAAACAAAATAATGATATAACTCTGCTTGGTGATCTGCTTGGCCACAGCGATATAAGCACAACAGCAATATATACAAGATTGACCTCAGAAGAACAAGCACAACAGATCAACGAAGTTGTTGGATGGTGAAAAAATGGTTGAAACAAATCCTGCAAAAGGAGAAAAGCTCAAACAGATTGCGAAAACATTTTTAAGCAATACGATTGCAAATCTTGATTAGTTAATAAGCTCCGCACAGCTTGTTATATATTGGTAATTAACTTTCGTTGATTATTCTTCGTAAAATATAATACTGACTTGCATAATGTTACTGCCGGAGCAGGTGCGGCTGCTCTTTTGGTATTTAAGGAGAAATGATATGAAACAGAAAAAACTTGATCATCTTGATTTGGTATGTCTTGAGATTGCTAAGTATAACAAAATACATAACACATATTACAGCTACGGCGAATACACAGCTTTAGTGCGTGCAGGAAAGATTATATCAGATGTTGTGAATGATGGAAAGGAAGATAAGAAGTGAGAGAAATATTATTCAGAGGAAAGAGAGTAGATAATGATGCGTGGGTCGAAGGTTTATTGATAATAATATGGGGGCAGTATCACATTATACAAACTAATGATGAAAATACAGCTTACCCGATTATCCTCAAAACCATTGGTCAGTACACAGGCTTGACTGACAAGAACGGCACGAAAATTTTTGAGGGAGATATCCTTGATTTTTCTGACCGCTCGGATGGTGACGGCTATGGAGTTGTTGTGTATGACACAAATGAAACTGAATTTGGAATTGTGTATGATTCAATCTACGAGGGATTAGGCAGACACTATCATTCAAAAGATATTGAAGTTGTTGGCAATATCTATGATAATCACGAACTTTTGGAGGAGCGAAACAATGACACTTGACGAATTAAAAGCTGAAATATCCGAACGCATCGAAAGTGAGCAGGAGAAGATGAGCGGATATAATGACAGCAAAAGCAGAAAGGACAAACATTATTACATAAGCGAAGGAATGGTGATAGCGTACGGAATTGTGGCTGATTATCTTGGTGATTTGGAGGTGCTTGAATGACAAATGAGGCGTATGAGCAGATTAAGCTATTCAACTGGGTTGCGTATGCGAGAAATACTTATCCGCAGCTTGACTTGCTGTTTCATGTACCAAATGGTGGCAAGAGAAATCAGAAAGAGGCTTTTAATCTTAAGCGTCAAGGAGTGCGTGCAGGTGTACCGGATTTGTGTTTGCCGGTTGCAAGAGGAAAATATCACGCACTTTACATTGAACTCAAGGTGGGCAACAACAAAGCGACTGAAAAGCAGCGGAAATGGATTAAGAGACTGAGAGAGCAGGGCAATTTGGCGCTTGTTTGCTATGGCTGGGAGGAGGCCTCGGCTGTACTGCTTAAGTACATAAAGCTAAAGGCGGACAGTGAAGATGAAAAGCTGTGAGAATTGCAGGCATTTTACACGCTGCTCAGCGAGGAGCAGAGGAGTGGTGTGCAACTGCTGGGGAAAATATACAGGAAGAAAGGACGGAATAAAAACGATGGCAGAGGAAAAGGTACTGGTTTTTAAGTACGCAGAGCCGCTCGGCTACAAGAAAGCGCAGGATAAAATTCTCAAGTATCTGAATTTAGGAGAATAACAATGGAAAATGAAAATGCAGAAACCAAAGTTGAAGAAGTCACAGAAGAGAGTAACTTTGACACTCTGAGTGAACTTGACAAGCTTGCGGTCGGATTTATCGCAGGTGAAATTGATACAGATATAATAAACAGTCTTGATACATACAACAGGTGGTTTGTTCTGTCCATGTCAGCTATATACAGCTGTGGCAAGATTGGCTTGCTCTCGGCTAAAAGATGTGTGCAGGTCAAATACAAGTTATTGAGCGAATACAGACGATTCAGAACAGAAACATATTTCGCAGAGATTGAGCACAGTGAATGGATTAAACGAACGAGAGAAACATCTTGCAAACTTACAGAACTTGCACATCAAATTAATAACAAAGATACTGATGCATTAAAAACAGCTGTCGAGATTATTGACTTATTCACGAAACAAGATGTATATAATCAATTATTTATAAAAGCAGAAGCTGATGAAGAGTATAAGCAGAAATGTGTACAAGCTCTTACACAAAATGAAAAACTCTTCTTCGACCGCTTTGGCAATATACCTTTTGTAGATTTGCTTTTTAAATTCTATAAATCCACAGAAGAGAACAGAGCAGCGGAAATATACAAAGAGCTTGATTGCGATAATCTTAATGTTGTTGCACATAGAGTTCCTGTAAAATCCGAAAATTGCAAAGGCATAGCAAAATCATATCTTGAATATTTTAAATAAAAATCTAAAAAATGCAGGGGCTGAAAAGCCCTTGCGTATCCTGCTCAAGTAATTAATTAAGTGACGAAAACTGTTTTTACATATATAATAGGAAGTTTAAAATGTTTACATACAAATGTGAGATCCAATCCGGACCGATGCTTGAAATTAAATACTATCAAAGTTTGCGCAAGCGTAACAAGAAAAATATGTCACGCAGTATCAACAGAGCAATCACATCAGAAAAAATGGCGCAGGCTAATCGCATAAGAGGTGAGCAGCATACACAGAGATTAATTCTTGCTAATTTCAAGCAAGGTGACTGGTGGGTAAGATTTTCAGCACCGTATCAAAATTTCACAGAAGAAGAATTTGAAAAGATTGTAAGCAATTTTTTCAAACGCATTAAATATCACGCAAAAAAACAAGGCTTGCAGTTTAAGTACATCGGTTTCTGCGAGTGTGGCAAGCGTGGTAGCAACTGGCATTTGCACATAATCATTGAGGATTGTGTAAAAGACATAGCAATGAAGATGTGGCAGTGGAGCAACGGAATTAATCTCACACCATTGTACGAAGACGGCAGTTTTGCTGACCTTGCAAAATACATACGCAAAGATGTAACAGGCACTAAAAGGCTCAAGACTTCTCGCAATCTTACAAAACCTGCGGTTACGGTAACAGAGGGCAAAAAGCGTGAATTCAAAAAACTTGAAAAAGGCGAGGCTTTGCAAATTCCACAAGGCTATTATCTTGTTCGTGACGAAATGTGGGTTAATGACTTCACTGGAGCGTCTTTTTATTTTACCTATTTGGCAATCGATAATCACAAATACCGTAGAAAGGATATGATTAATAATGACACCTAATGAATACAGGCAAAAGCACAGATGTTGTGCTACTTGTGAATATTATAGAAATAGTTATTGCGAAGTTAAGCAAAAAGAAAAACGCTGTTTTAGCGGCAAATTTTGCAAAGTATATAATCCGCTTAAATTTGAGAAAAAACATAAATATTATTTCGTTTCGCTCAACGATTAAGCAATATTATCTGCAATAATGCAGTTGACTGCACGGAGGAGTCAAAAAATGAATCTAAAACAAATTAGAGAAATGAGTGACAATATCTGTAATTACAGAGTCAGGATAGCCACTCTTGAAGCAGAGGTAACGCACATTACCTCAAACATTACTGTTGCAAACGGAGCAAGTGCGTCAGGGAGCATTGACAAGATAGTACCCCAAATAGCTGACCTTCGAAACGAATTACACAACACAGAAAAGAGAAGAGCTGTTGCAATATGTAGTATACCAGCTGAAACAACAGAGGGCAGCTGCTTAATTTTGCATTTGCGTGATAAGCGTTCTTGGAAAGAAATAGCGTTCATTATGGGTGGAGGGAATACAGAGGACGGAGTGCGTATGATGTGCAATCGCTACGAATGGTAAATTTAAGCAAAGTTGTTCGTTTGTTCGGTGTAATGTATGTTAAACTATACTTGAGCAAAGCTCTAAAAAATACAAGGTTAATTTAAGTCGCTGTTACTGCAGCGGCTTATTTATTTGAAAATGATAAAAAGACATGTAACAACGGAATGGATAATACAACAAGTACAAAGCGGTAAAGCTTATAGATTTTATCTTACAGCAGATTGGATACAAGTGCGTGAAAAGAAAAAAGAAAAAGAACATTACGAATGTGAACGATGCAGAGCTAAAGGCAAATATACCCCATGCGAAGCTGTACATCACAAGAAATATCTTAAAGCCAGGCCGGATCTTGCTCTTGACATCAACAATCTTGAATGTCTGTGCAAAGATTGTCATTACAAAGAGCATCACAAACTGCAAGAAAAAATTTTTTCAGAAGAATTTTCCGAAAAATGGTAGCACCCCCGGGGTCAAAAATCGCATTTGCCTCAAGCGTATGGATAACGGTGTACAGGGTAGACAATTTGTCCTCGCACGCACGCACGAGAAATTTTTGTGAAAGGAGCAATAAAATGGCACAAGTTAAAATGGCAAAAATCAAAGAAAGCTTAATTGAACAACTCACATTAAAAGGAGCAGACATTGATGTGTATCGTGACTTAATCGAAAGTTACATTTTCTACACTAAACTTGAACGACAAATGCAAGCTGACATAAAGAAAAACGGTTTGTCGTACAAAGCAATTTCCTCGACAGGAAAAGAATACACTAAAGACAATCCGTCAGTGAAAAATTCAATAATGTACAACAAGCAAAGACTTGCGATCCTTTCGCAAATGGGGCTATCAATCGACAAGGTCGAAAGTGATGTAAATGACGAACTGTAAATACCTTGAGGATTACATAAAGCAAGTAAAAAGCGGTCAATATCGTGTATGCAAAGAGCAAATACAGCTTGTTAATTTCATAGAAAAAGTATTCGAAAACGAGCGAATCTATGTTGACAGTGAGCAGGTTGAAAAGTATTTTGCACTACAGAAATATTTTCCATACGAATTATTTGCATGGGAAAAGTTTTGTTTTATTCTGCACAATTGCACATATTCTGCACCGGGTGTATTAAGATTTCCCGATTTAGTTTGTGTGGTCGGGCGAGGTGCAGGAAAAAACGGCTATCTTGCATTTGAAGATTTTTCTCTGCTCACGCCTGTCAACGGCATACGCAATTATGACATTGACATTTGTGCAACATCAGAAGAGCAAGCAAGCACAACTTTTAATGACATCTACGAGATTTTGGAAAACAATTCTACAAAAATGCAGCGGCATTTTAAGTGGAACAAAACAGAGATTACAAACATAAAGACTAATTCAACAATCAGATACAGAACTTCAAACAGCAAAACGAAAGACGGAGGCAGACCCGGTAAAGTCGACTTTGATGAAAAGCATGCATATGAAAATTATAAGCTCATTGATGTTTTCACAACGGGCTTAGGCAAAAAAGCTATGCCACGCAGAACAACAATTACAACTATGGGAGATGTTCGGGACGGGCCGCTTGACAACGAGCTTGCCGCTGGTCTTGAAGTGTTGAATGGTGATGCACCTGACAACGGCACTCTTTATTTCATATGCAGGTTAGACAATGAAAAAGAGGTATATGAGCAAGAGAATTGGTACAAAGCAAATCCGTCGTTGCAATATTTTCCAAATTTGTTAAGAGAAATTCAAAAGGAATTTGAGGATTGGAAGCGTGACAAAGTAAACAATTCATCTTTTATGACTAAGCGTATGAATATCCCCAAAGGTACAGAAATGCACCCGGTCACAGCGTGGGAAAACATTAAAGCAACTAACAGACCGCTGCCTGATTTGGAGGGCAAGACTTGTGTATTTGGTATTGACTACACTAAAACGACAGATTTTCTCGGAGCAGGTTTGCTGTTTATGGTTGATAATGAAATCGTTTGGAAACCGATGTCGTGGTATTGTTCACAATCCGCTGACCTCGGCAGAATTAAATTTCCATATGATAAACAGCCTGACCTACAACGAGTTGATGGTGCAGAAATATCGCCACAAATTGTTGCAGAATGGCTCAAAGAACAGAAAAAGCACTACAACATCATAGCAGGAGCGCTTGATAATTACCGCTACACTTTGCTCAAAAGTCCTCTATTGGAGTGTGGATTTGAGTGTGACCGCAAGGGGCTTAATAACTTAAAACTCGTGCGTCCGTCAGACAAAATGCTTGTAGCTCCGCTGATAGCATCTGATTTTGCAAACCATAAAATCGTATGGGGTGATTCGGCATTAATGCGTTGGTACACGAACAATACATCTGCAACAGAGGATAAAAACGGCAATATCAGCTACGGGAAAATTGAGCCAAAGTCAAGAAAAACAGACGGCTTTATGGCTTTTGTAGCGGCATACACACAATTAGATTTGCTCAGACAAAGCCAGCCTATTTCAACAGACAATTTCGAGAAATTTTTTAAAGCTATCAGCATATAAGGTGGTGATATTTTGAATATTTTTAGTTTTTTTCGCAGAAAAATTAAAGCAGCCCCTCAAGAAAATGACAACAGCTTTGATGACAGTTATTCTGCCGCCGAGCAGCGGTTTAGGCTAACAGAGCTTGCACTGTTTACTGCAATTGATTTTATAGCCAAAAGCATTGCCAAGTGCGAATTTGTTACTGTAATTGATAACAAGGAGTACAAAGGTCTTGAATACTATCTATGGAATTATGCACCGAACAAACATCAAACGAAAGTCGAGTTTTTAACACAGGCGATTTCAAAATTAATTTTTGACAACGAACTGTTAATTATTTCAACTGCTGATAATCAGTTGCTCATTGCAGATAGCTATTGCAAAACTGAATATGCTGTTTTTGATGATATTTTTACAAGTGTAACTTGCCGAAATTTTACATATCAGCGTACTTTTAGTGAAAGTGAAGTAATTTATTTAAAGTACAACAGCTTTGCTCTCAGAGGCTTATTAGCCGAAATGTGCACTACATACGAGCAACTTATGATGTCTGCTCAAGAGCGCTACAATAAAGCCATAGGGCATAAAGGTATAGTAACTTTTGAAAACTTCAACTTTGGCGATAAAGATTTTAACGAAACATTTTCTGAAATTCTCGGAAAGCAGTTCAAAAAATATTATGAGTCAAAGAATGCTGTATTACCTGTTTTCAAAGGAATGAAGTATTCAGAGCCTGCAACAGAGGCAGGGAAAACTACAAACAGTGAAATTACCGATATTCAAAAGCTAAGAGCAGAGGCATATGCAACTGTTGGAAACGCTTTACACATTCCGCCGGCTATTCTTAGCGGCGAGGCATCTATGCTTTCAGACGCTATGGATTGTGCTATCGCAAATGCGGTAGATCCTATTGCACAAATGTTTGAACAAGAAATTACAAAAAAGAAATTCGGAAATTCCGAATTTTTAAAAGGCAACTATATGCTTATCGATACAACAACAGTTAAACATATAGACGCTATAAGCAATGCAAATAACCTTGACAAATCAATAGCAAGCGGTGTCCTCTCCCCTGCAAAGGCTCAAAAGTATTGTAATATGCTGCCTTGCGAAGAAGAATGGGCACAGAAATATTACATTACAAAGAACTATCAGACATCAGATGAGGTGTTGAAAGGTGGTGAAACTCAGTGAAAGAAAGAAACTACAAAATCAAGCAGATTGCGGATGAAAATGTCTTGCAAATCTATTTGTACGGTGAAATTGAACCGGGGTATTTAGACTGTTGGGGTTATTACTATGGTTCAACTACAAGTGCAGAGTATATCCGAAAAGCCGTTGATAAAGCGGGGACTATTAGCAGTATCGAACTGTACATCAATTCAGTTGGTGGTTATGTTGACGAAGGTGTCGCTATTTACAATCTGTTAAAAAGGCAGAATGTACCTGTTACTGCGTATATTGACGGTATGGCGTGTTCAATCGCAAGTGTAGTAGCTATGGCAGCGGATAAAATCATAATGCCGTCTAATACAACTATGATGATTCATCACGCTATCGGTGCTTGCTACGGTAACGCTAAAGAACATAGAGAATATGCAGAACAGCTTGATAAAATCAGCGAAGCGAGCACTAATTCTTATCTCGTACACGCAGGTGATAAACTTACGAGAGAAACCCTTGAACCACTGCTTGACGCTGAAACATTCCTTACTGCACAGGAGGCGCTCGAACTCGGCTTGTGTGATGAAATTCTCGACCCTGTTGACTTAACGGATTCAAAAGAAGTTGTTGAACAAGCAGAACAGAGAAAAAATCCTAAAGCAAAACAAGCAGCGGCAGAACTCACGAAAATGCTCGGTAAAAAGCCGCCACAGGAACCAAACACCACTCAGCACGAAAAAGACAGCTTTGATTTTTTTGAAACATTTTTCAAAAACAAAAATTATTTATAAAGGAGATTAAAAATGAAAAATCTTGATTTTATTAACAATGCAAAAACAAATTTTGCAAAGCAGTTGAAGGAAGCGTTCGCAGACAAAGACGAAGCTAAGATGACATCTGCGTTTGAGCAGTACGCTACAAGTCTTCAGCAGGCTATTATTGACACAGCAGCAGAAGTAGGTGCAACTGCTGACAATGCCATTCTCGCCAAAAGAGGTTTCCGCCAGCTCACATCAGCTGAGCAGACCTTTTACAACAACATTAAAACTGCATCTAAGTCGGTTGATGTTAAGCAGAGCCTTGCAGGTCTTGATGTAACTATTCCGCAGACTGTAATTGATACAGTTCTTGAAGACATTTCAAATGAGCATCCACTTCTTGATGCTATCAATATTGAAAACACTTACGGCTCAGTGAAAGCAATTTTTGCAACAGATACAAAGCAGATGGCGGCTTGGGGCGCTCTTAATTCTCAGATTGCACAGGAGCTCGCTGGAACCATTGAAGAAAAAGACTTCTCAACATCAAAGCTTACAGCATTTATTCCTGTTCCAAAGGATATGCTTGAACTCGGAGCTACATACATTGACGCTTATGTTCGCAGAATTCTTGCTGACTCTCTTGCTTACGGACTTGAAGACGGTTTTATCAATGGTGACGGCAAAAACAAGCCTGTGGGTATTCTCAAGAATATTAATGGCGCAGTAACCGCAGGTGCATATCCTGACAAGACGGCGACTAAAGTTACAAAACTCGATATTAAGTCATATATGCCTCTGATCGGTAAGATTGCAAAAGGCAAAGGCGGCAAAACCAAGTCAGTGCCGTTTGTTGACTTAATTGTCAATCCTGTTGATTACCTCACCAAGGTTATTCCTGCAACTACTGTTCTCGCTACTGACGGTAGCTATAAAAACAACATTTTTCCTTATCCTACACGAGTATTTCAGTCTGAAATGATTGCAGTAGGCACTGCTGCTCTTGGCCAGCTTTCTAAATACAAAGCCTGCGTATCGACTGGTAAAGGCGGTAAACTCGAATACTCTGATCAGAACCAGTTTCTCGAAGACAATCGTGTATATACAATTAAAACATATGCAACGGGTTTCTCGTATGATGAAACTGATTTCTTAAAGCTTGATATCAGCGCTCTTGAACCGCTCGCTATCGAGGTTACTCTCAATTCTAAATCATCAACATAATAAGCAGGAGGTGTTGAATTATGGCACAGTTAATTGATGATGTGATTAATATGCTTGATTTTGACAGCGAACACATCAAAACTGACGATAGCGCAAAATCAAAAATTAATATCATAATTGAAAATGGCAAGCAACACCTCCGCTCTTTCCATCCTGCCTTAACTGATGAGGATTTCATACGCTCTACAAGAGCAAGAAGTTTGTTGTTTGACTACTGCCGATATGCTTACAGCAACGCAACAGAACAGTTTGACAATAACTTTGCAGCGGATATTTTGATGTTAAGACAAGAATATGAGGTAAAAGCCTATGATTCAAAATGATATTAAGTTTTTGACATTTAACGACGGTGTAGCTTTTGTTTTTGATACAGACGAAAACGATACTATTATCGCTAACACAGCACGAAAGTATCGCTTTGGCAACGAAAAAGTCGGAGTTACTCGTTATTACGGTGCAAAGCAGAACGATATTGAACTTTCTAAAGTGATACATATACATTGTGATGAGAAAATTCAGCCAGATATGGCTTTGGTAATTGACTGCACAAGATACAAAATTGAGCAGGTTCAGCATGACAGATGCAAAAATCCGCCTTGCACTATTTTATCTTTATCTCAGAGAGGCTTATACAAGGAGAAAGCAAATGACTTTTAAAAATTATGATGATTTTGTCGGCTTACTTGAAACTTGTAACTTCAAAGTTGCTGAGGCTGATTTTAGCAAGCCGGTTGAAACTCCGTTTATTGCATATTTCAAAGATGAAGATAAAAATGTATATGCTGACGGAAAAGTTATTTTTACTTTATATAGTAAGATTGATATTGAGCTATATACAGACAGAACAGACCATGCAAGCGAAGAAAAATTTGCAGAATGGCTTAATAGCAATAATCTTGTTTGGAAAAAGACTAGCCGAGCGTGGATTGCGGCAGAAAAAATGTGTGTATCATATTATGAAGTAAGAGTTGATTACAAAATATGAGCAACAAAAAATGCGGTATCGACAGAATTGGCGAAACTATATCTCGTGAAGTTGCAGGGTATACGGCAGACATACAAATGGGCGTAATACAACTTGTTGATACTAAAGCAGATGAGCTTAAAGAAGCAATTAAAAAAGCGGCACCTGTTGGCAAAAGAAAAAAATATCGCAGATCGTTCAAAGTAAAAGTTACAAACGAACTTAATGCTTACTATGAAAAGACGGTCTTTGCCTCAGGCAAAGAATACAGGCTTACACACTTGCTCGAAAAACCTCACGCAAGCAGAAAAGGCGGAACTGTAATGCCAAAAGTGCACATTGCTCCTGCAAGCGAGCAAATTCACAAAGAATTTGAAAACGAAGTTAAAAAACTAATTCTCTCTTCAAAGGCAATGGGTGGAGGAATTAAAAGAAAATAACGAAGGAGATTATCTTATGAACAAAACAATCGCAAAAGTAGGCTATGCTATGCTTACAGAAACAACAGAAGGCAAAATTACATATAGCGAGGTTAAATGGTTTAAGTCCGACAAAGCAGGCGGCAGAACAGTCGGTGCAGAGCCAAGTGGTGAATCAACTACCGTATATGCAGACGGTTTGCCTGTTATAGTTGCAAATAACAATGCAGGCTACAACATCAGTCTTGAGCTTATTGCTATCGTTGATGACATTGAAAAGGACTGGTACGGCAATTCAGAGGCAACCGAAGGCGGATTTATTGAAAAAGGCGGAATCAGCGTATTGCCTCGCTTTGCTTTGCTTGTTGCTAAAGAGCGTTATGACAGCGACAAACTCTATGAAATTGACACATACTTTGACTGCGTTGCATCTACAAGAGCCACACGCAACGATAAGACATCAGAGGGTAACTTTGATCCGCAGTTTCCGACATTTACAATCACCTCAAAACCTCGCCCGGACAATGACTTTGTAAGATATACTTCGTACGAAGACACATTGCCGACAGCAGTTGTAACACCGACAGTTAAAGGAGCAGAATAATGGACAAAACGCTTACAATCGGTGACAGAAAGCTCGAAGTTGAAGTAACAGCATATACTATGCTTATCTACGAAGATAATTTTAAAGGGCACAGCTTTCTCAAAGATGTAGATATGTTGACAGCTAATCCAAATAAAGTACAGTACAGCTCAACTGTGCGCATTTTATGGGCAGCGGCTAAATCTGCAGACGATACAATAAAACCAATCAAAGAATTTTCAAAGCAGTATAGCATTGGAGAAGTAATATCAACAGCACAGCCCCTTGTTGACCTCATTGTAGAATCACTGAAAACCAGCTCAAAAAAAGCAACAGCGGCAGCAGTCTGAGAGTACAAATGACGGCACAGGAGATTTTATCCTATGCCGTCAAATGCGGTCTGACTGTCGCTGATATAAAAATTTTTTCGATTGGTTTTATTTTAGATTACATTGATACTTACTACAAGCTCAAAAACAATCAGAACATACACGCTGATGAAGAAAAATACTTGAAACTTAAATCAGTGTTGCCATTCGTTGAAGAAAAATACAACAGCGGAAACATTACTTATCAACAATATTCTGAATGGATGAGCGATTACAAAAGATTGGAGGATATATATGGCATCAACTATTAAAGGCATTACAGTTAAAATTGCAGGTGAAACAACGGACTTGCAAAAAGCGTTGAAGAATATACAATCCTCTTCACGTTCATTACAGAGCGAGCTAAAAACAATTAACAATCAGCTTAAATTTGATCCGGATAATACAGTTCTGCTGGCACAAAAGCAAGATGTTCTGCGTGAACAGATTAAAAGCAGTACATCTGCTCTCCAAGAGCTTAATGAAGTTAAAGAGCAAGTTGAAGAACAAGCTAAAAACGGCGAAATATCTGCGGATCAGTTCAGAGCATATCAGCGTGAAGTTGAAAAAGCAAAAAGTCAGCTTGAAAACTTTGAAAAGCAGCTTGCCGATACAGAGGCGACAGCAAAAGCGGTCAATATGAAATCGCTTGAGGGCGAAATGAGCGATGTCAGAACAGAAACAAGCAAAACAACTGACAGCTTTAAAGAACTTGAAGACAAAAGCAACAATACCAACTTAAGCAAATTCAAAAAAGAAGTTGACGATGTAAAAACATCTGCAACTGAGCTTAAAGATGTTCTTGCCGACACAGCAGCTGGAATAGGTGCTGCTTTAGGTGCTGTGGGTGGTTCTGCAATAGCAGCAATAACAAGTGCTAACAGCGAAAAAAAGGCGCTCAATTCATTACAAGCTCAAACAGGTTTGACAAAAGATGAATTATTAAAATATAAAAGCGTAATCAATGATATTTATAAAAACAACTTCGGCGAATCACAAGAAGAAATAGCTGATACACTTGCTAAAATTAAACAGTTTACCGGCGAAACAGATCCAGGCAAAATGAAAGAACTTGCAGAAAATCTATATACTTTACAAGACACATTTGGTTATGATATACCAGAATCGTTAAGAGCAGTTAATATGCTTATGGAACAGTTTAGAATATCATCAATTGAGGCTTTTAATCTTGTAGTTCAGGGGTCACAGCGTGGGCTTGATAAAAACGGTGATTTTCTTGACACTCTTAATGAATATTCCGTGCATTATCAGCAAATGGGTTACAATGCAAACGAATTTATTAACTCACTTGCAAACGGCACCGCAGCGGGTACATTCAGTGTTGATAAACTCGGTGATGCAATGAAAGAGTTTGGAATCAGAGTTAAAGACACTTCTACATCAACCCAAGAAGGCTTTAACCTACTTGGATATGGAGTTAAAGCATCAGCAGAAGAAATACAGAAAGCAAAAGATGAAATAGCTAAACTTGAGCAAAATCTATCGTATGCAAAAGCTGAACAAGCTGGATTTAACGAAAAAACAAGTGAATTAACAAAGCAAAAGAACGCAGACAAAATAGCAGAATACAGTTCAGCTCTTGAAACAGCAAAAAAAAATTTACAAATTTTAGAATCAGCTGGTAATGGTGCAAAAGGCACTATTGAAGAGTTGCAAGCAAAGTTTGCTGCCGGTGGTGATACTGCGAAAGAAGCAACACAAGAAGTTCTGCAAGAATTGTTTAACATGGATGATAAGATCAAGCAGAATCAAGTGGGTGTAGATTTATTTGGCACGATGTGGGAAGACCTTGGTGTCGATGGTGTTAAAGCGTTAATGGAAATCAACGGTACAGCTGATTTAACAAAAGATTCAATGCAAAAAATTAAAGACATCAAATACGACGATGTCGAATCCGATTGGGAAGAACTTGGCAGGACGATACAAACTGACATAATAAACCCTATTGGCAAATCCTTATTTCCAGAAGTCAAAAGTCTTTGTGATTTTACTTCTAAACATACAGATAAAATTATTCCTGTTTTAAAAACTGTCGGCTCTCTTACTGCAGGCATTTGGATAGGCAAGAAAACATCAGCAGTAATTACAGCTACATCACAGCTTGTTAATTCTTATAAAGTGTTAAAAACAGCTACTGAAGGAGCTGCTTTAGCTCAAGAGGGCTTAAATCTTGCACAAAAAGCTAATGCTATCGGTGCTGTAGTATCAATAGTGACAACACTCATAGGCACTATCTATGCTTGGAGCGAAGCAAGTCAAGATAACTCACAAAAATTAGACGAATGGCAAGAGAAAATAGACACTGCAAAAGAAAAAAACAAAGAACTTACAGACAGTTATCAAAATTTTATTGATAAACGAAACGAATCCGTAAATAAAGCAACAAGCGAAAATCAATATTATGATAACTTATGGGAAGAACTTAAAAAAATAGTTGATGAAAACGGTAAAGTAAATGAGGGCTACGAAGACAGAGCAAAATTCATCACTACAAAGCTTGGGGATTTAACCGGAACAGAAATAACATTGAATGACAATGTTATAGAAAACTACAAAGAACTTAGAGACACTATTCAGGAAGTTATCGACAAGAAAAAAGCTAACAATATTCTATCTGCATATGAATCAAATTACAATGAAGCTGTTACAAACAAAAGCGAAGCACAAAATAATGTAGAAAGTGCTCAAGCAGCTTATGAAAGTGCTCAAAGGGGTACATCAAAAGTACAAACTAAATACAATAAAGATGTAATAGAGTTAATGACTTTAGAGCAACAGCTAAAAAGAGCAAAAGAAAAAGGACCTATAATGTCAAAAATCATTGGTCTTAGCGCTAAAGTTGATCAAGGCAAAAAAGAATTAGATTCAGCAAAAAATTTTGAACAAGAAAAAAAGAAAGAGTTAGAAACTTCAAAGAAGACTTTGCAAGAATATCTTACAACTATAGATAATTACGAAAATCTACAAACTGCAATTTTAAATGAAAATGAAGAAAATACTTCAGATGCACTAAGAAAAATTCAAAATGATTTTATAACTGCAAAATCAGGAACAGAAGAAACACTTAAGCAACAATGCGTAAACTATCGTATGAGATTTACTGAAATTCAACAAGCAATTGCAGAAGGAAAAACAGATTACTATACTGCTGACGATCTTACTAATATGCAATTACTTTTACAAGCAGCAGAAGATGAATATAATAAATATTGTCAAAATTCGCTTGAAACAGGAGAAAAAGCAACGAGTAATGTAGCTGATGGTATTGATAAAAATTCTGTAACAGTATATGAATCAGCCAATAAAGTATCAAAAAAAGGTTCGTCCGGTTTTGCAAGTGACCAACATGAAAGAGTCAAAATAGGCAGCAAAAGTGTTAACGATTACGCATCAGGTATTGACGAAAACAGTGGCGTTGCAAGAGAAGCTGGAGTAAGAATTGGTAAAAGCACTCGCAGTGGTGTTAGAAGTATATCTTTGTTCAACACAGGTAATAATTTTGTTCAAGGTTTTATTAATGGTATTTCGTTGGGCGATGCTATTAAGAATGTATGGAGCACAGCTACAGGCATAGGCGGACTTGCACTTGGTGCAGTTAAAAAAATTCTTGGCATTAATTCTCCGTCGAGAGAGGCTAAAAAAATAGGCAGTTATTTTACAGAAGGTTTAGTAATAGGTATCAATGACAATAAAAACAAAGTAAAACTAAGCACAGAAAATCTTGCAAGTTCTATGCTTGGTAGCTTTGATTTTAACGAAACAGTCGGCTATATTAATGTGCTGAATGATAAGTTCAATAACATTAAAAGTTTAGACCATACCGCATCAAGTACAACAAATAAAGTTATCACAAATGCTCCAAGAGTTGCTCTGAACTATTATGGAAATGTCAACATAAATAATGATTTAGATATTGACGACTTCAACGAGCGTGTTTCTCACGCAGTTATAGATACTCTGAACCAAGAATGTTAAGGAGGCGGATTATATGCACAACTTAGAATACAACGGTACAAGCCTGCGCAAACTCGGATTTTGCATAGCAAATGCACCTTTTTATCATATATCAAACAGAAAATTTGAGATAGTTGACATATACGGCAAAGACGGAGGAATAATCGCCGATAACGGTTTCTATGAAAATATTGATGTGTCGTATGAAATAAACAGCTTGCCTTGGCTTGTTTACAACGATACTCAAAGTTTGATTCGTATGCTTGCAGAAGAATTTGCAAATTTTGACGGCAAATACAAAGAATTGCGAGATACATATAACACGGGATATTATGCAAAAGCTATATGCAAAAGCATAGATAAAATAGAATATAAGGCAGACAAATGTGTATCAACTATTCTTAATTTTACAAGACAGCCGTTTTGGTACAGTGATGAAGGGCAAAAAACAATATCTTTTAGTGCAGCGGCAAACTCTCAAAAAGAAACTGAATTCTATGTTTATAACCCCGAAAAGTTCTCTGCAGAGCCGTATTTTTGTATTTATCACTCACAAGATTTAACACTTGATGTTAATAATGCACAAATCAAAATAAAGGCTGCTTTTGTTGACAATGAAAATTTAATTGAACTTGATTCTGAAATGCAATCTGCATTTTGTGGCATAACAGATATGAACGCATACATATCTTGCACAAGCTTTCCTGTTTTTACTTCAGGCTGGAATAAAATTAAAGTAATTTCAGAAAAGGAAAATGCGTTCAGTAAAATTAATATCATTCCAAGATGGAGGCGATTATAATGTTTCCTCTGCTGTATGATAACGCTCAAAATTCAACAAATGCTTTCGACTATAACGGCTATGGCTTTATTACAGAATGCACAGAATTTAAAGTTACAGAAGAACGAAACGGAGCGTATACATTTCAAGCGAAAATCAAAGGCACTGACAGATTGATTAATAAGATTAAAAACGGAGCGTACATAAAAGCAAAAGCAAACTCGCATGACAATCCTCAACTCTTTTACATCGAGAAAATCGAAGTTGATAAATACGGAGATATGACAATTTCAGGAAGTCACATATCACGATTATTCTTCCAAAACGGTACAGTTCCGATGTATTATAACTATTCAGAAGTGGATTCCCCATCAGCAATTATGTCAAATCTTCAATATGAAGTATGGTACTCAGATGCACCATACAGTTGGTTTAATTTCTCATCTAATATTGGAGTCAAAAAAGAATTTTCACTCGGGTTTAACTCGGCAGAAACATTTGAGAATATTTTACTTAACGAAGAAAACGGATTGACGGCAGTATTTAAAGCAGAATTGCTCTGTGATAACTTCAACATCAATTTATTGTTAAAACGAGGCACAGATACTCACCGTATTGCATTTGGCTCTAATATATCTGAATTTAAACAAGTTAATTCGATTAATGAATATTACACGCACATCATGCCATACGCAGAATGCGAAACAGCAGACGGCAAAAAAGTAACAGTTACAGCTACTGAACCTTACCTTACAAATCTAAATGCGACTTTAAAGAAAACATATCTGTTCGATTGTTCAAGTAAAATAACAAGAACTAAAGTCGATCCACAGACTGGTTATAACTTCAGCGAAGTAAGAACTATGCTTGAAGACGCAGTTAAAGAATATTTACAAGATGCAGAACAAATAGCTGAATATGTAAATATAACAGTCACTCTTGAATCTGAACTTGAGGCGCTGAAAAATTGCAGCCTATGTGACAAAGTGGCAATAATTAATAAAGATGGTTCAGAAATTGAAAGCAAAATCACAAAAACAGTATATGACAGCATTAGCGAAAAATACACAGAAATCGGCATAGGAGAAGTTAATCTCAAAATGTCTGATTTTTTAAAAATCAAAAGGAGATTTAGAAGATAATGAAACTTAAACATATTCCTGCTACAATTGACATCAACAGTCGCAACGAGCAGCGAATTGCAGGTATTGTCAATATTAATGACAAAAAGACAAGATATCTTGATGTAACGATAATTGCAAGTGGAGAAAAACTCGATATAAGCGGTTGCACAGTTACTGCGATTTTTGTTATTGATGATGTTTTAGTCAATAATGCAGTTGATTGCACAGTCACAAACAATATAGTTACTATTCCACTTGAGAATTTCAATGGCAGATATGGATATCTCAGCATAGAACTTAACATTGTAAAAGACGGAACAGTGATTGTAAATACACCTATTCCGCTCAAGATTCAAGTGACTTCTTCTATCGCTGATAGCGCTAAAATTTCAGAGAAAACATATGGAACTATCGCTGAAACAGTTAAAGAAGTGTATGACGCTCGTGGAACATATGAGAATTTGAGCAATAGACTTGCTGGCATTGATAATGAAATAACAGACATTGACGAAACAGTGACAATGAAGATTAATCTTAAAGCGGATAAGGCGGATACTCTTGCCGGTTACGGAATTACCGATGCTTACGATAAAACATATCTGGATAAGGCACTAAGGGACAAACTTAATAAAATGCCCTTCGATACTGCACCTAAGGAGAATAGCCCGAACTATATCACAAGTGGCACAGTATATAACAGTGTTAATTCGCTTAGGCAGACCGTTGTGCAGAACAAAGCCGATATAGAAAAATCGCTTGCAGACAAATATGATGCGGCGAATAACGAGAGCGGTTCGGGAGAATTATCTCCGGCGCAGACAATTTATGAGGGCTGTGCGGGAAAATTCGTTTACGCAAAGAACGGTGACGCAGTTACTGTGTCTGTAAATATTACAAGTATGTTGACGGATAAAAACTATTTGCAAATGTCGGGCTTGCCGTTCCCGTCAAAAACAGAAAGTAAACTTGCAAGCATTGCCGTATATTCTACAAAGAATAAATTGCGTAATGTGAGAATAGACGGTTCGTGGATTTTCATAAGTTCACCGTCCGATAAATTTGTTGAAGATGAAAAAATGAATTTTGTTGTTACATATATTATTCGCAGATAGGAGGATTAAAATGGAGGTTACAGAAAAAATTACGCTTGATATG